TTCCCGCTTGGTGCTGGACGCAGCCCGACCGAACGGCGACGAGTGGCCCGCAAGTCAAGTTCCTGCATTCGTCCTACGGTTACTCGCTGAGCGAGCGAGACAGCGGCAACTGCCGCCATCTGATCCAAAGCCCGTGGTATCAGAAGCATTGGGGCGACCGGTTCAGGCTGCTACAGGATCGCAACACACTCGCCCGCTTTCGCAATGACCAGGGTGGCGAGCGGCTGATCACATCCATTGGCGGCCGGACGACAGGCGAGGGCGGCGACATCATCCTCGCCGACGACCCAAATGCCGCCAATGAGGCGTTCTCGGAAGCGACGATCCGCACAACCATCGACTGGTGGGATCAAACCATGTCGACGCGCCTCAACGACGCCAAAACCGGCGCGTACATCGTAATCCAGCAGCGCCTGGCCGAAGACGATCTCACCGGCCACATCATCAGCAAGGACCGCGGCGAGTGGACGCACCTCATGTTGCCCATGCGCTACGAGGCGGATCGCGCGAGCACGACGTCAATCGGCTGGACAGATCCGCGCCGAACCGAGGGCGAATTGTTGTGGCCCGACCGATTCGGCGAACCAGAAGTTGCGGCTCTTGAGCAGAGCATGGGGCCATTCATCTCAGCCGGTCAGCTCCAACAAAGGCCGGAACCCAAGGGCGGCGGCGTCATCAAGCGCGAATGGTGGAAACTCTGGGACGGCGGCGCATATCCGCCGATGGATTATATCCTAGCCTACCTCGATACCGCCTTCACGCTGGAGACGCAGAACGACTATTCCGCCATGACGGTCTGGGGCGTATTTTCGACCGACCCAAAGGCCGTGGCCGCGCGCACGATCGGCCCCGATGGCCGCCCGATCTACATCGACCGTGCCTATGATGAGGGCGCGCCGAAGCTCATGCTCATGTATGCGTGGCAGGAGCGGCTCGAACTGCACCACCTCGTCGAGAAGGTGGCGAAGACCGGCAAGCTGATGAAGCTGGACAAGCTGATGATCGAGAACAAGGGCGCGGGTCACTCGGTCGCCCAGGAGTTGCGTCGGCTCTACGCCCATGAGGATTGGGGCGTTCAGCTCCACGATCCCGGGCGGCAGGACAAGCTGGCGCGGCTGTACTCGGTTCAGCACCTGTTCGCCGAGGGCATGATCCACGCGCCGGACATGACATGGGCGGAGATGGTGATCACGCAGGTCGGGCAATTCCCCAACGGCAAGCACGACGATTTGGTGGACACGTGTTCAGGCGCGCTCAAGCACCTCCGCGACCTCGGCTTGCTGGTCCGCGCCCAGGAACGCCTCGACGAGATCGCCGACGCCAAGATGGTCGCCGGGCGGTCTATGGCGCCGCTTTATCCGGTGTGATAAGGGGCTGACATGTCCGGTCTCGCGGCTGCCAACACCGAAGACATCACCGTCGAGATCGACGAGGGCGCCGACACGCCGGACATCGACGAGCGCGGCAACGTCCTGCGCATCCGAAGCGGTGACGGCTCGCTGGTCGTGTCCCTTGACGGCAAGCCGCTGAGCGAGGCGCGCGACGAAACCGACACCGGCTGGTATTCCAACCTCGTCGACAAGATCGACGATGCTGAACGGTCCCGCATCGCCGACGAACTGTTGCGCGGCATCGGTGACGACATCGAATCCCGCCGCGACTGGATCGACGATCGCGCCCTCGGGATCAAGCTGCTGGGGCTCAAGGTCGAGGTTCCCGGCCTCTCCGGCGCGGCCGATAGCGCTCCGGTCGACGGCATGTCGCGCATTCGCCACCCGTTGCTGCTGGAGGCCGTCCTGCGGTTCCAGGCCAACGCCCGCAGCGAGATGCTCCCGAGTGATGGGCCGTGCAAGGTCCGCAACGACGATCCCGGATCGCCCGTGCAAGAGGACCTGCTGGCCAACACGTTCGAAATGGACATGAACCATTATTTGACCGTGACGGCTTCGGAGTATTATCCGGACACGGACAGAATGCTGCTTATGCTCGGGTTCGGCGGCACTAGCTTCAAGAAGGTCTACAACTGCCCGCTGCGCAATCGCCCGGTGAGCGAGACGATCGACGCCGATGACCTGATCGTCAGCAATACGGCCACCGACCTGAAGAACGCCCGCCGCATCACGCATCGCGCCAACCTGCGCCCGTCCGTGGTCAAGCGCCTCCAGATCCTCGGCGTCTACCGCGATCTCGATCTTGGGACACCGATCGCCGCCACGCTCGATTCCGCTCAGGAGGAAAAGAAGGCGCAACAGGGCGTCTCGCCGGACGTCGCCAACCCGTATGACCGGGACCGCGAGATATACGAGTGCTACTGCGAACTGGACATCAGCGGGTTCGAGCACAAGCACAAAGGCCGCGCATCCGGGCTCGAAATCCCCTACGTCGTGACGATCGACGTCTCCTCGCGCGAAATCCTCGCCATCGTGCGCAACTATCGCAAGGACACGCAAAGGCTGCCCCAGGCGCGCACGCGGTTCGTCAAATACACATTCGTTCCGGGGTTCGGCTTCTACGATATCGGGCTGCTCCACATCCTCGGCAACTCGACCAACGCCCTCACTGCCGCGTGGCGGGAATTGCTCGACTCGGGCATGTTCGCCAACTTCCCCGGCTTCCTTTATTCCGACGTCGGCGGTCGGCAGAACACCAACATCTTCCGCGTCCCCCCCGGCGGTGGGGCTCCAATCAAGACGGGCGGCCAGCCGATCGGCCAGGCCGTGATGCCGCTACCGTACAACGCCCAGGCCATGGCGCCGCTGATGGCGCTGTCCGAGACGATCTCCGAAACTGGCCAGCGCATCGGCGGCACATCAGAGGCGCAGGTCGGGGAGGGCCGCTCCGATGCGCCAGTGGGAACGACCCTGGCGAACATCGAGCAGTCGACCAAGGTGCTCAACTCGGTTCACAAGCGGATGCACGCTTCGCAGTGCGAGGAACTACGGCTGATCGTCGAGTGCTTCCGTGAGAACCCGGAGAGCTTCGTCAACGCTGCGTGCCGCTCGCAGAAGAAATGGGACATCGAGACGTTCATGGAGGCGCTGGATAACTGCGATCTGACCCCGCGCGCCGACCCGAACACCGCCTCTCAGAGCCAACGCCTGATGAAGATCATGGCGCTCAAGACGCTGCAAGCCGCCAACCCGTCGATGTATGATCCGATCGCCATCGACACCGCCGCTATCCAGGCGATCGGCTACGACAATCCACAGCAGTTCTTCGCACCCCCCGAAGCCCAGGCCGCGCCGCCGCCGGAACTCGTCGAGGCGCAGGCCAAGACGGCGAACGACACCAAGAAGGCCGACGCGTCCATGCTCACCGCTCAGGCGCACATGGCCGAAGTGCAGGCCAAGGCGCAGCAGGGTGGCTTTGCACCGAAACCGGGATTGGGTGGCGACGCGAACCCGGAAGTCGACCAGATGACCGCTCGCGCCCGGCTCATGGACGCCGAGACGAAGCGCGCACAACTCGGGCTTCAGCACCAGGACACGATGATCGAGGATCAGAACCGCGACCGGGATCGCGATAGCCGCGAACGCATCGCCGTGATGAGCCTGGCCAAGGAGATCATGACCGATCCGGGGATCGCGGGCTCGGCGGCGCATCAGGCGGAAGAGATCGATGGGGACATCAAGCCGGGCGGTGGGAAAGATGAGTGACCCTCCTGAAATGGTTCCCGTCAAATCCTCGAATGTCGAGGCGATCGGCTATGATGCCGGCGGTTCCGTGATGCACGTCCGCTTCAAAGGCGGAAAGACCTACGCGCATGACAGCGTGAGTCCGAGGGATCATCAGGCGTTCATGGATGCCGATTCGAAGGGCAAGCACTATCACGCGAACTTCAAGGGGAAGCATCGCCCATGACTTGCGCACCCCCGCAAATCGCGTATTCTTTCCCGACTTCGGAGAACCTGCATGTCTGAGATGGCGAAACGCGCTCGTGAAGCCTCCCGCGAGAAGGCTCACCGCATGGCGAACGGAGATCCGCACGCCAAGGTCGACGGCAGTTCGTGGTCGGAAGCCGAACCGCTGGACGCCGATGTTCAGACGGGCGAGCGTCCGGTTTCGAAGCGCGCCTTCAAGCGCGGCGGGAAGGTTGTCGGAGAACATGCGGCCAAGCGCGCCGATCGTCGGCCCCGCCGCAAGTCCGGAGGCGCATCGCTCGCCGATGCCTACACCAACCGCGATGTGAAGGAGGCCAACGAGGAGCGCCCCGGAACGAAGCACACGGGCGGACTGAAGCGCGGCGGACGTGCCAAGCGAGCGGATGGCGGCAGTTTCGTCCCCACGCAGCGGATGCAGTTCCAGAATGGCGACTCGGAGGTTGCAAAAGCGGCGGGCTTGGCAAGCGGCGGAAACGTCGGCGAAAGTTCTGGGAAACGCTACGGCGTCTACACTTCGCGGTATATTAGCCCGAAGCACCCCGCTGGCAGTCCCCGCGCCTTGGCCCATGAGTTTCACTCGCAAGAAAAGGCTCAATCGTTTTCCGACTCAATCAATAGGGATGGGAGGGGGCGTGTTTCTGCGCGAGTAGAGGATCGAGGTTATAAGCATGGCGGTCACGCGGACGAAGCCGAGGACAAGGCGCTGATCAAGCGTGAGGTCAAGAAGGATGCGCTGAAGCGGGATGAGCGCAAACACGGCGGTCGCGCCGACGCCCACTGGATCAAGGGCGCCATCAAGCACCCCGGCGCGCTCCATCGCGAACTGAACGTGGCTGACGACAAGCGCATTCCCGAGAAGAAGCTCGAACACGCCGAGCACTCGAAGAACAAGATGGTCGCCAAGCGCGCGCACCTCGCCGAGACATTGCGCGGGATGCACAAGAAGGGTGGCGGCAGGGTTGACGTGCTCGACGGGACGAATAGCGGCGGCAGGATCGCCCGCAAGGATGGTGGCCGAACCAAGAGCGGCAAGATGAGCGTCAACATCATCATCGCCCAGAAGCCCGATGCGGGCGCAGGTCTCGGGGCTGCTGCCGTTCCTCAAATGCCGCCGAAGCCTCCCATGGGCGCGATACAGTCCCCGATGGGCGCACCTCCCGGTGGTCCGCCCCCAGGAGCGCCGCCCCCGATGATGCCGCCCGGCATGGGCGGACCCCCGATGATGGGCCGCAAGTCCGGGGGGCGCGCGTACGAAGCCGGTGCGGGCTCGGGTCTCGGTCGGCTTGAGAAGGTGGAAAAATACGGGCATCGCGCGTGACAGAGTCAACGATAGCTACCAGCTTGCGCGATCTCATTGCCTTGGACACGTCTGGTAACTTTCCAGGGTACGAACTGCCGATCAAAAACCGTACTCGGCCGCGCGGCTTCTTTCGATCTCTCTGGCGCGCACTCAAGGCGATGTCCGCGTGATCCACACGATCAACACCGAATTCCAGATGAAGCTGGAAACGCTGATCCATCGCGAGATCGAGCGGTTGACGGATAATCTGGTGCTCGGCGGCGGAATCAACGATTTCTCGGACTATTGCCATACCAAGGGCCAGATCGCGGGCCTCAAGCTGGCGGCGGACCAGTTCGACGAAGTGAACGAATTTCTCGACAGCAAAAGGTGACTGAATGCCGGCAGCGGTAATGCTACACGTTGAAGATCCACGCGAGGCGCTGATCAAGAAGATCGGCGACGTCTCGGATATCGAGCTTTGCCACAATCAGGTGTTGGTCGCGGTCTACATGGCGCCCGAGCAGACCAAGGGCGGCATCATTCTGACCGACACGACGCGGGATGAGGATCGCCATCAAGGCAAGGTCGGATTGATCCTCAAGGTTGGCCCGCTGGCGTTCAAAGACGACACCGGCAAGTGGGTGTGGCCCGATGGTCTCGGCGCCGGCGATTGGGTTTACTTCCGCACGTCGGACGGATGGCAGATGACGGTCAACAGCAGCCGCGACAATCTCTGTCGGCAACTCAACGATGCGGATATTCGCGGACGCATCCCGCATCCGGGGAAGGTCTGGTGATGGTCGACACACCGAACGATGACGAACTGAACATCGAACTCGACGGCGCCGAACCGCCGAAGGTCAATGGCCACGCTGCGGACGCGACCGACCCTACCGCTGGGTTGGAGGCGCTCAAGGCTCAACTCGCCGAGGAAAAGCAGGCGCGGGAAGCGGCCGAACGTCGCGCGGATCACGCCAACCAATCCGCCGAGCAGGCGCGCGAAGGCGCGAAGAATTCGGACCTGTCGCTTCTCGCCAACGCCATTGAGCGCGTGAAGGTCGAGAGCGGGGTTCTGAAATCCAAGTACCGTGACGCCCTCGCCGCTCAGGACTTCGACGCAGCGGCCGATGTCCAGCAACAGATGACCACGGCGGCCGTCAACCTGTCCAAGCTGGAGGAGGGGAAGGCGCAGCTCGAGGCGCAAGCCCGGCAACGCGCATCCGACCCCGTAGAGGCGTTCACGCACCAACTCTCACCCAGATCCGCCGACTGGGTTCGCAAGCATCCGCAATTCGTCCGCGATCCGCTCCTGAACCAGAAGATGATCGCGGCCCATAATTATGTGGTGGCGGACGGTATCGCGCCGGACACCGACGACTATTTCGACGCCGTGGAGACGATGCTGCGGCTGAAGACGCCGGCGCCGGCCGTCGTGAAGGACGACTCGATCGAAGTCGATCCGACAGCCCAGACCGCCAAGGTCGTCTCCACTCGCGAAACCGCGCCGCCAGTCATCCCGGTCACGCGCGACGGCGGAAACAACCGACGCACGATCCGCCTGTCACGCGATGAAGTGGAGATGGCCGAAGCAACCGGGCTGACGCCGGAGGAATACGCGCGGAACAAGGCACAACTGATCAAAGAGGGTATTCTCCACTGATGGAAACCGAAACCAGGCGCGGGCCGGGACGTCCGCCGATGAACCGCCCCGATACCCGCGAGGAGAGTCCCCGCCTCGCCATGGATGGCCGTGATGCCGCCGCTCGCGCCGCGGCCATCCGCGAACACCTGGGCGGCGATCTCGACGAGGGGCCGGACAAGTTCTGGATCGATCCTGACGATATCCCGCCCGGCTGGTCCTACGAGTGGAAACGCCGCGAGACACTCGGCAAGCAGGACCCGGCCTATCAGGTCGCGCTCGCTCGCAAAGGCTGGGAACCTGTCCCCGCCCAGCGTCATCCGTCCTACATGCCCGAAGGCGACCAGCACCGCATTATCGAGCGCGAGGGCATGGTGCTGATGGAGCGTCCGGCCGAGATCACCGCCGAAGTCCAGGCGCTAGAACGACGCAAGGCCAACGATCAGGTCGGCATCAAGGAGCGGCAACTGGGTCTTACGCCGGAAGGTCAACTTCCCCGCGACGCCGACCCGCGCACGCGACCACGGGTGAATAAGTCGTGGGGGCCGGTGGAGATACCGAAGGAATGATCAGCGAAGCAGAACCTATGACTCCGGAGGATGGCGTAACTTTCTGTTCCTACCTCCGAAGTGTCATTGAGCGTCTAGGAGCGTATCCGCCCTATAGATCTGACTTCGCCCAAACTGCGCGAAAAACTTTGTTCACAGAAATTTATAATGGCATAGCATGTGAAGAGGGTGTCACGATTTCGAGGGACTTTCCGATACGCGACATGATCA